TGATATCAAAACCACCAATAATATTTTCTGCTCTCGTATAAGGTAACATGATTTTTTCTACATCTGTATCAGACTCTTTTGTGTTTAATAGTACATCATGTACTGTAGCATTTATTGCCATTAGATAATTCCACCTCCTCTACCATCACCATCTAGGTTGAAGATTGTTTCTTCACCTCTAGCTTCCATATTAGTTTCAGCTACTGTTGATTCATCAGTTTCGAGATAATATAAATCTCCCCTAGAAGGATCATTACCACAGTTGTCGATAAGGTATTTAAGACTTAAATAAGTATTTCCAACTGACATAATGTAATACCACCTTTCTATATTATTTATACGTTAAAATATGAATATTTCTTTTGTCTATTACCATATACAATATCCTCAATTTCTGATCTACGTTGTGGATCTGTTGTCTGATTAACATTCTCAGTGAATGAACCATGTCCATTTATATCAACATAGTTTCTAGCCCATATTGTATATTGTCCCCATCTAGTAACTCCACCAATAGATCCAAGATCTGGTTCATTAGGTGAGACTTTAATAGATCCTCTACTATCAATATTATTAAGAGATGTTATAATAATTCTATAAGTCTCTATTGGAATAATCATCTCAGTAATACAATAATCGTCAGGTATTCCAATACTCTTATTGATATATGAATTATTGACGAATGCTCTTAATGAAATACTATCCAATACTAATCTATTTCTAGTTGTATCTAATATACGTAAGAAACTATCTAATTTAACATTAGTCATAGAATCTACAGTATATTGACTTCTATTATTAGATAGATCTGTATATAAATTGATAATAGAGCAATCTAATTCCATTAGTCTAATACTTACTGTATATGAAGTAAATTCAGCTAAGTCTTTAGAGAAGTCTACAACAGACATTGTATTGATCTGTATATTCTTCTTAGTATAGATCTCTTTAGTTATTACTGATGATGAACCAATAGTGCTACCAACCACAGTTAATTTGAATTTACAAACAATTCCGATATCATTATTAAATGTAGTCTTATAATTCTTTAATCTAGTATACATCTGAGATTGAGATGAGACATTAGTATTTGATAATAATGACTTATTAATGAAATTTGTAATTCTACTAATTCTATCAATATCTTCAGTTCTAATATTTAGCTTAATGATAATCTTAGGATATCTCTTACTCATCAATTCAATATCTGGATAATATCCATTATTGAAATTGGTAGTATTATTAATGATATCTAAGGTATAATTATCTAGCATATCAAAGAATTTACCATCTGTAGTATAATTAAAGATATTATATGTAGATCCAATAAGATAGCTGTTTTTAATAGTATCATCAATAACAAGATCTGGAAATAATCTCTTAACATCAATAATATCGTTAATAAGATTATTCTTTAATCTATTATCACTAATGATATTACAATCATTGGTATATACAAAATTTTCACCACTTATGTAATCTATACTATGCTCTCTTTGTACTCCATGATTAAATCCATTTAATTTACTTATTGGCTTAATCAATACTACTTCATTAAAAGCGAGTGTATTAACATCAACTATTCGATTTGGCATATTCTAATCACACTCCTTCACACTAACTCTGTTTTACGATAAGAGCATCTCCAGCACTTGTTGGATCAAATGTGAAGAAGATACCAACTCCAGTACTACTATAAATGAATTCTTGTAATTCTGAGACATATTTCTTCTGGTCTGTGTTAATAACTCTTTGACCATTCTCAGATCTTCCTAATTCTCTAGCCCATGTATTATATGGTGTCCAATCAAGATTACTAGGTCTATCAGATGATAGTATAATAGATTTATTAGTAGTGATGTTATTAATACTACTCATATAATCCCAAGTATTCTGTACTGTATTAGAATACTCAGTAGTAATATATCCATTTCTCAATTCAAATAATTCTGGAGTACAATATCTGAGACTAACTGAGTCTAATACAATCTTACCATCTGGTGCTAATAGCTTCTTAAGCATTGATTTATTGTCACCATATAATGGGATATTATCATTTAACTTAAGAGCACCACTGTCTGGATTATTGTCCAGATTGGATAAGACATTCATAAATGATACGTCAATCTTATCAACTTTTACTGTTATAGAACTAATACTATCAAACTCTGTATCTCTATAGATTTCTCTAATATCAATAGCATTAGATAAATTGAGATAGCATCTATATTCAGCAGACCTTACTACTGTAATTTGATTAGTTTTTCTTAGTCCACTAACTGTAACATTTAGTGTTAATACCACTGGTTTTTGTAATGCTCTACGATCAGCTTTAGTACTAATATTAGCTAGTGATTTCAGGTTATTATTAGTAGCTGTTCTAACACCATTAGCATTTGTACTGAGTATATTATTGATATATCCTAAATAACCAGATACTGCTCTATAATCTACAGGTCTAGTATTAAATCTAATTACTAAGAATCTATCATTATTAACTGAGCTAGAATATACCATAGACTCTAATGTACCAACTACAGATGGTTTAGTTCTGTAATCAATAATTAGAGGGTTATTCTTCTCATTCATATCATACTCAATACCATTATTCATATGAGCTAAGTTATATGTTACAGCATTAAAATAATCTGTAGATGTTGGTTTAATACTAGAATTAAGACTAGATTCCATCTTAGATACTAATCTCTTAACATCAATTAGTTCAGTAATGAAATTTCTTTTTATTCTAGTATCACTAACTGTAGCACCATCTACTCTCTTAACATAAATCTCACCAGTGTATTTATCTTGTAAGATTTCACCTTCTCTAGCATTACTTCTATTCTCTGGAGATGCGTAAGATATTGCAAATCTTGTATTATTAGGTAATTTATATCCACTCATCTATATCAATACCATCCTTTCACCTTATTATAGTCAATCAATTTACCTATAGTGAATATATTATTAGCACTATTGATATGTATATTAGAATCAACTAATACTACATTACCATCATATGAATCTCTTATAGTACTATATAGATTACCATTAGTTAGATTATTATCCTTCTTCAACAACTCATCAGACACAAATGGATATATTCCATTAAGGTACTGAGATTCAAATTGTGTCTTATTAGCATCTAATATCTTAGGTCTATATAATTCTTCAATATAGAATCTATATACAGATATTCTTGAATCTTCTTTATCTCCATTAGGTAAAGTATTCTTAATGACATCAGTACTAACATACTTGAACATAAGATTGAAATCTGTTTCAGTATCAGTATTAGCATCATTGATATATCTAATATACTCAGTTTCATTAGTATTTATCAAATTCCTAATAATAGCTGAATTTATAAATTCTAATTTGTTATAATTATTACTGATAATATTCAACTTCTGATTAGTACTATTATCTGAATCTATATTACTATTCTCAGACATATTGTCAATACACTTAATAACATCAGCACCCTGAATCTGGCTATTATCAACATCTGCTCCAATTAGGAATACTTCTGGATCTATTAATCTTCTATAGACTTGTACGTTCTTCAATGATTTTAATCCAACTAATTTCACATGGTTGTAATCAATCTGAAATACATTAGCTTTCGTTAATCTTCTACCATTAACATAGAATTCATAGTTATCAGTATTAAATGATTGATAACCTAATTTGATATATTTCTTAGGTAAAGTCATAATTATATATGATGAATTACCACTTGTTGCTGTTGGTGTTAATGTATTGAATTTTAATTCTGGTATAGGGACTAGTTTGTAATTTGGTAACTCATAAAATACAGATGTCTTATAAGTACCAAAATTTAGTAACCTATATTTCTTATCTTCAATCTTAGTATTATCAACAGGATTAATTAGTGGAAATTTAACATCACTATATAAATCTGGTGTAATAGTATTTGGAATATATTTACCACCAACATAAATCTTAGTATCAGTATACTGAGTATCTGCTAGAGATTCTTCCACAATACTATTATCAATAATTGGTACGTGTTGATCGTTATCATCACTGGGTACTATAACTTCATTATAGACTGGCTTATTGATTGAGAACTCAAATGTCTTATTAGTTGCAGATGCTGACTTAGGACTAAATTGTATATCTCTTGTGAATCTATAATTAACAGGAGATTTGTTATTCACACTAATATTAGTAATTGTCTGTGGATCATATAGTTGATTATCTGGATCACTAATTACCATTCTTCTCCAATATGAACTATTATTAGTGGTACTATAAGCTCTAGCAACATCTTTAATAGTTCCAACATATGTCTCTAATTTAGATCTATCAGTGACATTAATTTCTGTATCATATATTTTATTATATGCGGTATTGTCACTAATATTATCATTAGTGGAATCATGTTCAGTACCAATATTAAGTGGTGCTTGTATAGCACTCTTATAAGGTGTGCCATCACTATCTTTGATAACAATATCATTTAGTGTAATATCACTATCTTCTGGAATTCTTAATTTATATACATGATTAGAATCATCAAATGTGATTTTTCCATTCATATATAAACTTCTTAAGATATCTAATTCCAATACTTTACTTCCATTCATTAATGATATTGGTATATAGATATAAACAAATTGGTTATTGTAATACATCTCTATATTACTATTAATAACTAATCCATCTAATCTTACTATAATATCACTATCAGTAATCCTATTTATCTTATACCCATAATCCCATACAAAAACATACGATTCTTCTTTTAATCTATAATCAAAAGATGGTAATGTTTCATTACCAGTAGTAGTTCTTTTTCTCCTAGTTAAATTAACTCCATCTAAAGCTAAAGAGAACGATAATACTTTATTTCTTCTATTATTACTATAGATAGTAGTATTATTGATATCTGACTTAATATAATTCTCTAATGTCTTTCTCTTATGCTTCATACCATTAAGAATATCATTATCATCATGAGTTTTCTTTAATAGTGAAATAATGTTATTATCATATCCACTATTATCTGGCTCATATATTGCATGAAGTATTGACAATGTTGATTTCATATATTGGACTAAGTTATGTGCAATTTCAGCATTACTAACATCTATAGTATTATTTGATACTAATAATGAATTTAACTCATTACCTCTATAGAATAATCCATTGAATAAATCTTGAATGATATTAAATCTTGATAAATCTTTGAATATATTACATAGACTATCAATCAACCAATCTTGAGAATATCTTACCTTAGTTCCCCTATCAGTATCACTATATAAGAAGAAGAATTTAAATAGAGTATTCTCTTTAAACTCGATACCGTCAAACATCTGAAATGTATTTAATACATACTGAGCTGGTGTAGTATTGTCGCAATATCTTAATAACTTATCTCCACCAATGGTATTACTATTAGGATTAGTGATGTTATCATGATTACTAAATACTACAATATGCTCTAATGGTATTGGCATATCTAACTCATTAGATAATTTCCTATCTCTTAATTCAGTAAGTCTATTACTTAAATTATCCTCTCTACCATTTAAATGGATATATGGACATTTGTATTTAATGGTTGTACCATCACTACCATCTTGTGTATATCCTTTATCAATTAGAGCATAGCATAATTCAGCCTGTCTATTAGTAGTATCTGTAAATTGTGATATAGCTAATTTATCAGAGTTATTATAGAACTTAGCATACTTACTATCAAATCCTCTATATGCGTACATATCTTTTACAAAGATAAATGAGAATCTTATATTTGTATTCTTAGGTACAATATGTTCTTCGATAATATCAGGATTGATATGTGGAGTTAGATATGTTGTATTAGTCTTAGTGAATTGATAACAGTCATGAATATAGAAATCATTTCTAGTATCAGTTTTAATTGCTAAGAAATAAGTACCATCATTCCTAAATCTATCAATACCCAACATTGTTGGAGTAAAGCATAATTGATGAGTTGATTCATTATATAGCGTAGTTGGTGATGGTACAGCATTGATAGCTAACATATCTACTTGCTTATAGAAGGTATTAGATACTACCATTATGAATAAATCTCTAGTATATTTACCATCACCAGAAATTTTATAATTATCATAATTGATACTGTCAACCTTAATGAGCATACC